AAAATAGCATATAGGCGGGTGATGGTCGAGACACTACAGCAGTCTGGCGTCCTTCGAGTGGTGCCCCCAGCGGTGCTGGATCGTGCTATCAAGGAGCGCGACAAGAAGAAAGCCGAGGCCGATGACGCCGCCGCGCGGCCGTCAGAAGCAGCACTGACCAACCTTGCCGGATACATCCGGACGCAGTTCGACCAATTCCGAAACCACCGAAACAACTCAGCATCCGGCTGGAGCGAGCGGCTCCTTGCCGCGCTGCGCGCCTTCAACGGCCAGTACGATGCGGCCAAACTGAGCGAGATCAAACAGTTCGGCGGCTCGGAAGTCTACGCCAAAATCGTTGCGATGAAGTGCCGCGGCGCGTCGAGCCTTCTCCGGGACGTGTATCTGCAGGCCGATCGGCCATGGGGACTGGAGGCCGGCGCAGACCCGGCCATCCCCGAAAACATCATGAACTCAATCAAGCAGTTGATCCAAGTCGAGCTGAGCACCCTTCAGCAGGCTGGTCAGCCGATCGACCCAAACCAAGTGCGGGACCGCATTAACCAGCTGATGCTCGGCGCGCGGCAGGCGGCGAAGAAAAAGGCGGAAGCCCAGTGCAAAGTCGCCGAAGACAAAATCGACGAGTACCTGACAGAAGGCAACTTTTACAAGGCCTTAGCCGAGTTTCTTGTTGACCTACCGCTCTTCCCCTTCGCTTGCATTAAGGGCCCCGTGGTGCGCATCGTGCCCACCGTTGATTGGAGTACCGGCAAGGCGGCTACTGCGAACAAACCGAAGCTGTATTGGCAGCGTGTGAGCCCCTTCGATCTGTGGTGGACGCCCGGCGCGGCCGACATTGAAGACGCCTCTGTGATCGAACGCCAGCGGCTTTCGCGCGCGGACTTGAACGATTTGCTGGATCTTCCGGGCTACGACCAAGAAGCCATTAGGGCTGTGCTGGATGAATACGGTCGCGGCGGCCTGAGCGAAAACTGGGACCAGACGGACAGCGAACGTGCCGACTTGGAGAACCGGGAGAACCCGGTTTTGAACAACTCTGGGATGATCTCGTGCCTTGAATTCAACGGGAACATCCAAGGGCGGATGCTGCTTGAGCAGGGCATGTCCCCGGAAATTATCACCGACGGCTTGCGCGACTACATGGTGCAGGCGTGGCTTATCGGCACGCATATCATCAAGGTCCAGATGACGCCGAGCCCGCGCAAGCGGCATCCGTACTTCATCACGAGCTTCGAGAAGGTCCCCGGCACGCCGGTGGGTAACGGCCTTCCGGATATCCTCACAGACGTCGCTGACGTGGCGAACGCGACATTGCGCGCGCTGGTGAATAACCTCTCTATCGCTTCCGGTCCGCAGGTTGTCGTTAACGATGATCGGTTGTCCGACGGCGAAGACGGCGAAGACCTGTACGCGTGGAAGCGTTGGCATGTGAAGAATGACCCGCTTGGCAACAATACACAGGTGCCTGTCAGCTTCTTCCAGCCAGCCTCGAACGCGAACGAATTGCTGGCGGTCTACCAGAAGTTCAACGACCTCGCCGATGATCTCAGCGCGATCCCACGGTACCTGTCTGGCCAGTCGGCCGGCGGCGCGGGGCGCACGGCATCCGGCTTGGCGATGCTCATGGGTAACGCATCGAAGATTTTGCAGACGGTCGCGGCGAATATCGACCGTGATATTTTTGATCCGCTCCTGTCGTCACTTTACGACATGCTGATGCTGACCGACGATAGCGGGCTGCTGTCGGGCGACGAGACGATCAAGATCATGGGCGTGACTGTGGCGATCCAGCGCGAGACGCAGCGAAGCCGCCAGCTTGAATTCCTGCAGATCACTGCGAACCCAATCGACAACTCGATCATCGGGCCCAAAGGTCGCGCCAGTGTCTTGCGAACCGTGGCCGATACCATCGGCATGGATGGTGAGAACATTGTCCCGAGCGAGGATCAGCTTGACGCCATGCAGCAGCAAGCGGCGCAGCAAGCCGCGATGCAGGCTGAACAAGGCGCTCAGGCGCAGGGTAACCAGAACAAGACCGGCGCGACGAAGGACATGGGGCCGCGAACCAATCTCTCGCAGGGCGCTTGATTGATAACGAGGAGTGAACTATGGGCAACATGAACGGAAATGCGGCGTATAACCCGCCGCAGAATTACGGCACGAAAGGAAGCCACATGGCCAAGAGTAAGTCGACTACGAAGAAGCCAATGCCCGGCGGCGGCGCGAAGGGCGGCTCCGGACACATGTTCGGCAAACAGACCGTGGGTACCAAGACCCCCGGCATCACCGGCAAGGCTCAGTCGGGCGGTGGCGGCAAGTTTGCCAAGGGCGGACCGACCGGCAAGGTCGGTAAGCAGGGCTCGGTGAAGACCGCCAAGGGCGGCACCGGATATCCGGCGTAATGGCGAAGAAAGCAGCGCCGAAGGGGGCTAAGGCCCCCAAAGCCGCGCCTTTTGGCAAAGGCAAGGACGCCCCGAAGAAGCCGGCCGAAAAGCCGGGCATGAAGCGCGGTGCTCCCGGCAAACCGGCTTTTGGTCGGTTCAAGAAGGACAAGTGATATGGCGAAGACCGTGAAGTCGAAATCGACCTCCTCGTTCAAGTCCTCCAACCCGAGCACTGCCAAGCTCGGCGGGGCTTCACGGCCTTCGTCCAAAGTTACCCCGCTGGGTAAACGCGACTACAAGAAGCCGTCCGCCGCAGACGACTTTACACAGTTTGGCGTATCGAATTTTGGCCAGACTGGTCTATCGGGGGAAGATTGATGGGTTACATCGGCGACGTTAGGGACAACCATGTCCAGTATGCGACCAAGGGTGCGCGCCGCCATGTGCTGCCCGGTCGGCACGTTTTGAACGAAATTACAAAGGGCGATCCTTCACAGCGGGCGCTTGGTAATTACGCCAAGGCTGCGCCGGGTATAGCGCAGACCGGCCCCAATATCCTTGGTAAGGACCCCGCCGGTGAGTAATACGAACACCGCCGAAGCTGACCTTGAACGAGCGGCAGCGCTGCTGCAGCGGTCCTCTCCACAAGCCTATGACGGCTTCATCAAGGCGCTGACAGTTTACAACGAGGCGAAAATGCGCGAATGTGTTATGGCGCAGACCGCTGAACTTCAAAGGGCGCAGGGTAGGGCACAGCAAACGCAGACGCTGACCAACCTCTTCCGCGATGCGTCGGCGAAAGTCGAAGCTAAGTCCAAATCCAAAACCCCATAGGAGTTACCATGGCTTATTTTCCCGCAGCCGTTAAAAATACCGAAGAAGCACTGAACTATCTCGCGAAGCTCGCACAGGCGCTTGCAACTGTCGTTACTTCGGCGGCGACCACGCTGACCGCCGCAGCGGCGGCATTTGTCACCCACGGCATCTACAGCCTGAGCGGCGGCACCACCTGCACCATTACCAGCCCGACCGCCGCGCAGATTGTCGCCGCGCTCGATAACCCGCAGGTGGGCACTTCGTTTGTCGTGAGTATCGTCAACGCCAACTCTGGTACCGCCACGATGGCAGGCGGCACGGGGGTTACCGTGGTCGGCCTCGCAACGGCGGCGACGAACACCAGCGCCACTTTCCGTGGCGTCGTCACCAATGCCACGTCAGGTGCCGAGGCGGTCTCGCTTTACCGCGTCGACTAAGAACTTCCTCCCGGAAGATGTGAAGTAAACTGAGGGCCGGCGGATAACCTGCCGGTCCTTTTTTCTAACCGACCGCCTCCGCTACCAATAATTGGAGCCGACGCCGTCAAGGAGATGACTATGAAGCCAGTTAACGCCCAAGCCCCTGTTGACCCACACGTGAAAATTCCGGCCGCCGTGGCCGCCGCCGCCGCCAAGGCCGATGCGGCTCTCGCCGCCGCCTCTCCCACCCCCGCCAAGGCTCCTGATCCGGCCCCCGCTGGGGATGACCTTATCAAGATTGTACCGCCCGCCGCGACGCCGCAGGTGACCACTGTAACGGTTAGCGACGCGCCTCCTTCACAGGCACCCGTATCTGACGGGACCCCTCCCGCTCCCGTTACCCCGCAGGGTAACCCGGATGAACAAACATGGGAGCAAAAAGCCCGCTCCGCAGAGGGCAGGTACGCGGCGCAGGTCCGAATTAACGCCAGTCTCCAAGACCAAATTACGAACCTCACCAATTTGATCGAGACGTTGTCATCGGCCCGCCAGACACAGCCGGAGCCTGTGACGACGCCGAAGCCTGTCGCGAGCCTTGTCACAGCGGAAGAAGTTGAAGCTTACGGTCCGGAGTTCATCGACGTGGTGACACGCATCGTGAAGCAGTCAACCACCGCCGAGCTTGAAGACGCGCGAAACCAGATCGCCTCGCTTAAGCAGCAGGTGGGCACCACAGTACAGACTGTGCAGGCTACTGTCGCAGATCAGTCTCTCAAGAAAATGGAAGACGATTTGCGGGCGGCTGTCCCTGATTGGGAGCAGATTAATCTGCAGGATAATTTTTTCGCTTGGCTGCAGTTGCCAAACGTCTACACCGGTGTTAAACGTCACGACGAGTTGCGAAAAGCTTGGGATGCTCGAAAGACGCCGCAAGTGATCGCATTCTTCAAAGGCTTCCTTTCTGAGGAGGCTGCCTTGCTCCCGTCTGGCAACCAGCCGACGCCTTCGACGCCCGCCGCCCCCGAGCCGCCGGCACCATCGAAGACCCCGCTGGCAAACCTTGCGGCACCGGGCAGAGCTAGAACTCCGGCCGGCGGATCACCGCCCCCCGCTGAGAAGCCACAAATCCGCGCATCTGAAATTTCTGCTTTCTACCGTGACGTTAATCGTGGCCTCTACAAGGGTCGCGATGACGAAAAAACCCGAATTGAAAATATGATTTGGGATGCACAGCGAGAGGGCAGGATCGTAACGTAATCCTTCTCAACAAAGGGGCTAAACGCCATGGCGTTTCCTGTAGCTACGGGGCTAACTACCCCTCCGATCTATCCGGCTGGTTCGAGCGGTAACAACCTCTCGGGCACGTTCTTCATCCCTGAAATCTGGTCGGGCAAACTGATCGAGAAGTTCTACGCGTCCACCGTTCTGGCCGCTATCTCGAACACTGACTATCAGGGCGAGATCGCCAATGCCGGCGACAAGGTGCATATCCGCACCAAGCCGACGATCACCATCAAGGACTACAAGGCTGACGGTTCGCTCGAACTTGAGCGCCCGACCGGCAACGAAGTTCAGTTGCTCATCGATAAGGGCAAATACTTCAACCTGATCCTTGACGACGTCATGGAAATTCAGAGCGATCTGAACCTGATGTCGATGTGGTCCGACGACGCCGGCGAGCAGTTGAAGATCGTCATCGATCAGGACGTGCTCCTCAATATCCTCGGTCAGGCTGACGCCAAGAACCGTGGCTTGACGGCGGGCAAGATCACTTCGGCGATCAACCTCGGCGTCACTGGTACCCCGCTGGCGCTGGTGGCGGCTTCGCCGACTGGTGGTCAGGTCGACATTCTGGATATGATGCTTCGTCTTGGTCAGGCCCTCGACGAACAGAATATCCCGGAGACCGGTCGCTGGATCGTTATGCCGACGTGGGCTGCTACGCTGGTGAAGCGTTCGGAACTGCGTCAGGCGTACCTGTCTGGTGACGGCGTTTCGATGCTGCGTAACGGCCGCATCGGTATGGTGGATCGCTTCACCCTCTACACGTCCAACCTGATCCCTTCGGGGGTCGCGGCTGGTCTGGCAGCGGGCGAGTTCGTGATCTACGCCGGTCACTCCCACGCGCTGACGTTCGCTTCGCAGATCACCAAGATGGAAACTCTCCGCTCGGAGATGACCTTCGGCCAGATCATGCGCGGCCTGCAGGTGTACGGCTACAAGGTGCTCGACGGCACCGCGCTGGCTCAGGCAATCGTCACCAAGGTGTAATCCGCTTGTAAGGGCGGCGGGGAGCGGGGCTACGGCCCCCTCCCTATTTCCTTGGAGGACAACATGACCGCGCTTAACACCGTTGCAGACTATGTCGCCGACGCGCGCGTCCTCCTACAGGATACGGTAGAGCCGTATAGGTATGCCGACAGTGAGCTTGTCACCGGGCTCAACTTCGCGCTTATGGAATGCCGTAAGCAGCGCATCGACCTTTTTATCGGGCAGACATCTCAATCGTTCACCGTACCAGATACGACCGTGGTGAAGATGGACGAGATGTATAGGACGGCTCTTCTCTACTACATGTGCGGGCATGCGCAGCTTCGTGACGATGAGAACACGACTGACCAGCGCGCGGAAGCCTTCTTCAATATGTCCCGAGCAAAGCTCCTCACACTAGCGAGCTAACATGTCCAACGCCGACGTACTTCGACTGGTGACCAACGCACAGATCAGGTTGCCCGGCGCTACCGTAAGCACCGTGCAGCAAGAACTGTTTATGGTTGCCGACGAGTTCTTCAAAGAGAGCAACGTATGGCGTGAAGATATTGAGTTTTCAGTCCCAGCAAATGATCCCCAAGGCACCGTCTACGAGGTTACCCCAACAGGTAACGTGGTCATCGACAAGCTGATGTGGATGCGTAACACCGACGGCGGTGGCCGGATTTTCGGCCAAATGTCGGTACCGGGCGAAATTACGCTTGCTTCTTACCCGTCATCGCCGGCGCGGTACATCGCCACGGTAGCGCTCACGGTAAGCGACCCAACGCAACGAGATGGCTATGTGTCGTTTCCGGATTGGGTGCTCGCAAAGTATCGAGGCGTCTTCCTCAACGGCCTTCTCGGGAAGATGATGTCGCAGCCAGCCAAGCCCTATACAAACACGCAGTTGAGCGTGTATTACATCAAACTGTTCAACAGCGGGAAGAGTGCGGCGCGCGTCGATGCACAGCGTGCGAACGTGTTCAGGGCGCAGGCGTGGAATTTTCCAAGCTTTGGCGGCAGATCGCAGCGAAGAATTGGCAGCGGGTTTCCGCCGCAATAGGAGAGATGAATGAGTAAGGGTAACACTTGGGAGAGCGCTGTACTCAAGATTTTGTTCAACGCCACCGCGTTGGCAAATGTCATGGACAACGCCGCGTCGTCTCCTCTCACCAATCTCTACATCTCACTCCATACCGCCGATCCGACTGACGCGGGCTCGCAAACATCGAGTGAGGCGACCTATACCAGCTATGCTCGTGTAGCCGTTGCACGCACCACCGGTGGCTGGACGGTCTCAGGCACGTCCCCAAGCTCGTGCAGCCCGGTGGCGAATATCGATTTTCCGGCGTGTACTGGTGGCAGCAATACTATTACTTATTTCGGTATTGGATCGCTTTCTTCCGGCGCGGGCACGCTGTACTATTCGGGTACGGTGACGCCGAATATTACGGTTACCAACGGGGTAACACCTCGACTTACTACCGCATCGACAATCACCGAAGACTAAACCCTAGTTAGATAGGTTTAGTTTAATGGTCACTAAAGTAATTTTTCTGACCTCAGGAACAACCAGTTGGGTTGTTCCTGCGGATTGGAACAATAGCTCAAATACTGTTGAATGTGTTGGCGGCGGCGGTTCCGGGGCCATTGGTCCTAATAGCGCCGGTGGTGGCGGCGGCGCGTATGCTAAATCAGTAAATCTGACGCTGACGATTGGGGCGTCTTTAACCACCCAAATTGGTAGTACCGCGCAAGATACTTGGTTTAATTCAGCCGCTTTTCCTACTTCTGGACAGGCGTGTGGTGCTAAGGGTGGCGTCACAGCTACTGGTACGACCGGTGGGGCTGGCGGCTCGGAGGCTTCTAGTTACGCAACCGGTACAGGTAACCTAAAATATAGTGGCGGGGCTGGCGGTAATCGTGGGTCTATATCTTCTGGCGGCGGCGGCGGTGCCGCAGGCGGCCCAAATGGAAATGGAGGGAATGGGGGTGTTTCTTCAAGTTCTGGCGCTGGTTCTGGTGCTGGTGGCGGTGGTGGCGCGAATGGAGGTGCGAACGGGACCGGAGCTACCACAGCTGCTGGCGGAGCAGGCGGAAATAACGATCTAGGTTCTGGTGGTGGCACAGCAGGCGTATTTAACTCCAGCGGCGGCGGCTCCGGCTCTAACGGAGGAGGAGGAGGAGGCGCGGGGGGTATGGCGTTCGGCGTCCGTCCGCCGCTTAATGGAGGCGCAGGAGGTAATGGTCGCTCGATCTGGACCTCTACTCTTGGCGTAAATGCTGGCCCCGGAGGCGGCGGCGGCGGAGGCGGCGGTTCGTCTAATTCGGCCACTGCGGCAGGTGTTGGCGGCGCAGGCGGCGTTTACGGCGGAGGCGGCGGAGGCGGCGGGTATAACCAGCCCGCATATGCAGGGGCGGGCGGCGCAGGCGGCGTTGGTATTATCGTAATCACATACGATAGTCTCCCTATATCAGGAGTTGGGGCCGCAACAGGTATATCGGCGGTATCTGGTTCTGGCGTAACAATTAGGGCAGCCGTTGGAGCTATTTCGGGCGATAGTATTGTCTTAGCTGTTGGAGATGTAGCTGGAGATGTACGCTCTGGTGTTGGTGGGGCCGTAGGAGACAGCGTAGTCGCCGCTATAGGGGCGTGGCTACTATCGGGCGCGGCCTTCTCTGCGGGCGCGGGGGCCGCAGCGGGCGTGCTTAGGGCTACATCGGCATCGGTGGCCTTCTCTGCGGGCGCGGGGGCCGCAGCGGGCGTGCTGAGGGCGACATCTGCATCCG